GGTATCCCGGAGTGAGAATCATACACTCAATGTAAAAGAGAGTTTCTTCGGTTGTCTTCGAGTCTTTAGTCAAGAATGGCCTGTTGAATTTTGACTCCCATTTTGACAGTGAAACCAGAGAATGCTCTAGCTCTAAAACGAAGGCTTCGTGAGTTTCGAACTCTTGTGTTCCTTCGTTATAGAATTCATCTTCTTCTACTTGTAGAGTGAGCATTCTCTGGTTTCCTATCAATAGTTAATTAGGGAACCACCGGGAAGAGGGCAATCACTTCATCCGGTGTCGGCAGCTTGGCCCCCAAGGTATCCCCATACAGCAGTGCTTCCAGTGAAGTCAGGGCGGCTGGATCGACGAGCGTCGAGTCAATCACCAAGAGGGAAGTCGGGCTGTAGCCAGTCACTGGTGCCGGGGTGGTGGTGATCTCCCAACTGAAGGTGATGGCCTCAGGGGAGTCATTGATGGTGTTGTAGGCCTTCTCCGAGGGGGAGGCCTGGCAACCGTATACAAGGTGCAGCTTGTAGCCGTACTGGTCACCCTCAAGGTCGTTACCGACCCTGGTGCGGTACGAGAGGCCAAAGGCCTTTCGAGGCTGCTGTCCAACGACAACTCCCTCACTCGGAACGGCCAGGCCATCGAACGGAGCGAACTCCGGAGGATAGGTGAACGCTTCGATGGTTGCCCCGAACTCCTCGGCGGAAATCAGGTTGAGGTACTTGATGTTGTCTGCATACTGAGCGTTTGCCTCAGCACCTGAGGGAGACTCGGACACGCTGGTGAGGCCGTTCCAAGCTACTCCGGATGAATAGACGCCGGAGGCGTCAGGGGTGTAAAGAACGCCATGATCAACGCCGGTCTCGTAGTACCGTTCGCCAATTGCGTCCCAGACGATTGCTGGCATTGCTGTTCCTCCTAGAAGAAGAGTTGATAAACATCGTGGTTGAGGTTGTCTGCCGTATAGAACCGATCGAACAATGCTGATGGCAGCGCTGCGACCTTTGCGGGAATTGGACTATCAGGATCGCGATCAATGACCGTTACCTGATACCGAGTGCGGTGTTTGTACGGCAAATCATCCGCGTATTCCGTCTTGACGTTGTCTCGGTTGTAGACGATGCAAGGATACTCCATAACCATCGTTGGTGGTGGTTGGAAATACACCCTAGGTGCCAACGTCAGAAGCAACGTTTGTAGCTCAAGGCGTTGGGCCATTGTATACACTCCCAAGACTGAGGATGAGACGGGGGCTCCGGACCTCGACCGAAGTCACTGTCCAAAGAACCCCCATCCATCGTACGTATTTGATCTTGAAGAAGTGCTCGATGGCTTTTTGGTCTGCGACGATACTAATAGAGTTACCTACCGTAATGTCGTCGTTGAGACTTTCGCCAGGTTCGAGCTTCCGGGTGTTTCGAACCACATCGCCCGTGTAAGGGAACTCTGTGATCTGATTCACCCAGACGCCCGACCCAGGTGGAGTCTCTACAGAATCGCCGTATCCGACTTCTCCGTAGAATCTCGCCATCAGAACTCCTTCTCAGTCAGACTTCTTGGAGGACCGCGTCTCGGTAGCCGTCGTTGTGCCTCCTGCGTCAGGGAGGGACCCATGGACAGGCGGAACGCTCTGACGCTCGTTCGGCGGCTCAGGCGTGATGATGTGATCGGTGCCAGGCGTCGGAGGAACGTACGTGCCCTGCTTGACCACGAGTGCCGACTTGAGCTTCACCAGCGCGCCGGAGATGCGAGTCTCCAGAAGGTACTTGTACTTGTTGAAGTCGATGTCGAAGTCATCGAACAGCGTGACCGAGCCACCCTTGTCAGAACCGATGACGTAGTCGTTCATGTTGACGATGATCGCAATCGGCGAACCGGCTGCGGGATCAAAGACGTCAACCGGAATGACTGCGGAAACGCGGATCTGAGAAGCGAAGTCGTCCAGAGAGGTGTACATCCGACGCTCAAAGCCATCCTTCATGAGCATGACTGAAGCGATGAATGCCTCGCTGGTGTACATCGTGGGGGTGCCAGATCCACGATACTTCGCCCGGTAGTTGATGATTGCAGCGACAACTGCATCAACGCCACCACCGGTGTAATCCGCGAGAACCGGGATAGCGAACAGCGGATCATCCTTGGCGATCGGACGAATGCGATCCTCGAGGATCTTGTCCGGATCAGGAAGCGTACGACCATCGCCGAGAAGAATCGCACGTGCAATTTCCTCATCGAGCATGATTCGCATCTCGCCCTTGACCCACGCAACGACATCGAAGTCGGTGATGTCGAGAATATCATCGCGGTCCAGCGCTTGCTTCTTGTAGATGGTCTGCGGAGAGGTTTCCCGACGAGCAGTGCCGTAGAACTCTTCCTGCTTCTCTTCTCCAGTGATGTAACCCTTGGCACGGGCATCGTCATAGGTGAGATCGGCCCAATGATTCTTTACCCGACTGAATGGGCTCTTGCGAGCTCCGTTCAGAACAGAGTTGACCCACTCCGTGCGACGACCATAGAACTCCGGCGTCGTGGTGAGAGCCGTAGCCTCGGGGAACAACACGTCAATCTGATTGATGCCGTGAGAGATGGCATAGCCTTCAACGGCAGACTTCAGAGAGCCGGACTTTGTCGCGTCGGCGACAATACCCTCCATATCGGCGTGCGAGAGAACGTGGGGAGCTTCCGCACCTTCTTTTGCGTCCTTCTCGAAAACATTGTGGGTCATTTCAGTACCTTCCTGATCGGTGATGTTGTCATGCTGGGCGGTGTCATCTGCTTCTTCTTCGGTGTCATCACCCTTGGCCGCAACTGCTTCAGCGATCAAGTAATGGACAACATCCTTTTCCTTATCCGACATTCCGTCGTAGATGTCCTTAACGGTCTCGCCGTCTTCGGAATCTTCGGTTTTGTCGTCTTCTTTCGCATCGCCATCTGCGTGCTCAAGCTCGAGCCCTGTGGTGATGATTACTTCGTCTTGAAGAGTGTCTTCATCGCCATCTGAGTGGCGAATCGTGATGTTGTCGATCAAGGCACCGGGGTTAGCACCCGAAAGAACGAGGCTGACCTCCTTGATGGCACCATGAAGGACGCGCTTGGACCGCTCCATAAGCTCGTTAGCCCAAATCGACATCGCGTTGATGTCCTTGTGCTCCACAAGCTCCTTGGCGTGTGCGGCCTTAGGGGTCTTGTTGAAGAAACAGTAGGCGTAAACGCCCTCATCCCTGTTCTCCAGGATAGCGTGACCCAGAACGTTCTCCGGGTCAGAGTGACTGTGCTGCCAGACGAGCGGAACCTGCATGGTGTCCTGATGCTGGAAAGCATTAGGCATGATGGTTCGTCCGTCAGAGCAGCGAATATCGGCCTTGGTTGCCCAGCCGCTGAAATCGCATTCCATTTGACGTTCCTTCCTTAGTTGTTTCGGCGGCTCTTGGCTGCCGGTGTGGTCCGAGCTTTAGCAACAGCAGATTTAAGATCTGCCCTAGCTTTCGCAATTTTGGCATTAACATCTTTGATCTGCTCTGCAAGCCGCTTAGCCTCATCGGAAATAGATTCGTCCTTTTGAGGATTTGCTTTACGATATTTTGCTGATGCTTCTGCGGCCTTTTTTCTCTCAGCTGCACTTAGCTTTTTTGAACCGGCAGGGGCCTTTGATTTATCATCTTTAGGGTCAATGCCACTTCGAGCCTTTGCCTGCTTTACCAGCTCTCGTAGAACCTTACGAAGCTTCTCAAGTCGACCTTTCATCTCAGCAACCCTGGCCTCAACCTGCTTAGAGGTTGGAGCTGGTTTCAGAGCGGTTTTCTTGGGAGCTACGACAGGTGTCTTCGCAGCGGGCCTTCCTACTGGAGTATCCTTTGAACCAGCTTGTCGGCCTTTCAGCTGACGGGTTCTTAGGTAGTACTCACGTGCTTTAGCCGGGTTGTAACCCTCCACATAATGCACGACATCGTCCACATGATCCATGGTGATTGTACCATGAGCAAGAATAAACTCTTCAGGCTCACTCATCTGGTTCACCACCTAGATCTGCAAAGATATCGTCAATTGTTGAATCAAGATCATCCAAAGCAGCATTTGCTTC